TCAAGTATTAAAACAAACAGTAACTGGACCACCATTCACTTTATAACTTAACTATATATTTATATAAAAACATTATTATGGATATTAAATCAGCATTAGACAACTATCTTGGTAAATCAACAAGATTCTCCCAAGAAGATAACGGTGACGGAACTAAACAAGTTTGTGACTTAGATACAGGAGATTGTTATACTGTAAGAGAAAGAGACGGTCTTATTGAAAGAGCTGGACACCAAACAACCGCCAACAGAAAAGTTAGAGTTGAAACTGCTAACGGTATAAAACAATTATTAAACGGTTAATACTATGAGTTTAGATAAAAAAATATTAAATGAAATTAATAGATACAGAAGTATCAACAACTATATAATGGAACAAGAAGCGGTTGAACCAGATTTAGGGGCATTAGCACCTGAAGCAGGAGCAACTCCTCCACCACCTCCAGCAGAGGCAGGGGTAACTCCTCCACCACCTCCAGCGGCGCCAACTGGTTCAGAACCAATTGATGTTGAAAATGACCCTGATGTTGAAAAAATTGATGACGAAGGTAAATCTGACGAAAAGAAAGATGATTCATCTGATTCAGAAGAATTAGACATTACAGAATTGGTTACGGCTCAAAAAGATATTCAAACTAAACAAGATGATTATTTTGAAAACCTATTTGGTCAATTGAATAAATTGGAGTCAAGATTAGGTGAGATGGATGCAATTATGAATAAACTTAACGCTCTTGAAAATAAAATTGAGAAGTATAGAGAAAAGACGCCTCAAGAAAAATTAGAATTAAGAAGTTATGATTCATATCCATTTAATCAAAAACTTTCACAATTTTTTGATGATAAATCAGAAGAGATGGAAAAAACGGGAAAAAATGATTATGTTTTAACTCCTGAAGATGTAACTGACATTAACGTTAATGACATCAAAAGTTCTTTCCAAGGAAACGGGTTTAAAGATGAATATCAATATAAATAATATTAAATAACATACAACTTAAAGCCACCCAAAAGGTGGCTTTTTTATTTGACAAAACCAGAAAATTAGACTATCTTTGTAAGACAACTTAACAATTTAAAAAATAAAAAACATGATGAGTTCATTAGACGCCGTATTGGCACAGTACGAAAAAGCACAACAAGGGGGCGGGGCCCAAAGCAAAATGTCGCAAGACGAAAGAATGAAAAAGTATTTCGCTTTAATCTTAGGAGATAAAGAGAAATCAGGACAACGTAGAGTACGTATCCTACCTACACCAGATGGTTCTTCACCATTTAAAGAAGCTTGGTATCACGAAATCCAAGTAGGTGGACAATGGCAAAAATTCTATGACCCAGGAAAGAATGACAACGAGCGTTCTCCTTTAAATGAGGTTTACGAAGAATTGATGTCAACAGGTAAAGAATCTGATAAAGAATTGGCGAAACAATACAAGTCTCGTAAATTCTATATCGTTAAAGTTATTGACAGAGACAGAGAAGAAGACGGACCAAAATTTTGGAGATTTAAACACAATTACAAGAACGATGGTATCTTGGATAAAATTATTCCAATTTGGAGAAACAAAGGTGATATCACTGACCCTGAAAAAGGACGTGACCTTATCATTGAATTAACAAAATCTAAAACACCTGCAGGTAAAGAATACACAAGTGTGTCTACAATTATGTATGACGACCCAACCCCAATACACGAAGAAAAAGTTCAAGGTGATTCTTGGATTAATGACGAGTTGACTTGGTTGGATGTATATTCTAAAAAACCTGTTGACTATCTTGAAGCAATTGCTCGTGGAGAAACTCCAAAATGGGATAGTGATAAAGGTGGTTATGTATACGGTAACGACACCGAATCTACAACATCAATGGGTGGAGCTAAAAAGGCTGAAACAAAAGCACCTATCGTTGACCCTCAAGCAAATGACGAGGTTGACGGAGATTTACCTTTCTAATTAAACAAAACACATCATGTATGGTATCTTGTATGGTACCATGCATGATTTAATTTATATAACAAATGGCAATAAAGAAAAACGATTTCAGTTCAGTTAAGAAGAAATTCTCAACTTCTGCAAAATACAAACCCCAAAGATTCTTTGACTTAGGACAAGATTTCTTAGATGCGGTTGGATTACCTGGTCCCGCAATCGGACATTTGAATATGTTCTTGGGTCACTCAGATACAGGAAAAACTACAGCGTTGGTTAAAACTGCCGTTGATGCTCAGAAGAAAGGTATTTTACCTGTATTCATTATCACAGAACAAAAGTGGTCTTTTGAACACGCAAAACTTATGGGTTTTGATTGTGAAGAAGTTGTTGATGAATCTACAGGTGAGGTTGATTGGGATGGATTCTACATCTTTAACAATGACTTTGATTACATTGAACAAATTACAGATTACATCAATAGTTTGTTAGATGCACAAGAAAAAGGTGAGTTAGATTATAGTTTGTTGTTCTTATGGGATTCTGTTGGTTCAGTTCCTTGTAAGATGACCTTTGAAGGTAAAGGTGGTAAACAACACAATGCATCTACACTTGCAGACAAAATTGGTATGGGTATCAACCAACGTATTTCAGGTTCTCGTAAAGCTGATTCAAAATACGAAAACACATTGGTTATTGTTAACCAACCTTGGGTTGAGTTACCTGACAATCCATTCGGTCAACCAAAGATTAAAGCTAAAGGTGGTGAAGCCATTTGGTTAAACTCATCATTGGTATTTTTATTTGGTAACCAAAAAGGTGCGGGAACAAACAAGATTACTGCAACAAAAGACAAAAGAAGCGTTAAGTTTGCGATTAGAACAAAAGTTTCTGTTATGAAAAACCACATCAATGGATTGGGTTATGAAGACGGAAAGATAATCGTAACACCACACGGTTTCTTAGCAGGAAAAGAAGCTTCGGAAGAAAAGGCATCTATTGAATCGTACAAAAAAGAATATGCTGACTATTGGAAAGATATTCTTGGAGTTACATCTTTAGATTTTGATTTAAAAGAGGAGAAAGAGGATTAGTATATTGTTCACCATTTAAGTCACACCTTGTGATTAAAACATTATTAGTAGACGGAGATAATTTATTCAAGATAGGATTCCACGGAGCAAAAGACGTGTATAACGACGGAGCTCATGTGGGTGGAGTATTTCACTTTGTGAACATACTCCGCAAATTCCTTGAAGAACATAACCATGACAAAGTTGTGGTGTTTTGGGATGGGGATTCAAACTCATCTATCAGAAAATCTATATACCCTCCATATAAAGCAAACAGACGACAAGACATGAATGAGTACAAGTACGAATCGTATTTGTATCAAAAGTCTCGTGTTAAACAATACTTGGAAGAAATATTTGTTCGTCAGGTTGAGATGGTTAGTAACGAGGCGGATGACCTAATTGCTTATTATTGTAAAATATCTAAAGATGAAAATATTATTATTTTTTCTGCGGACAAAGACCTTACCCAACTTATTTCGGAAAGAGTTACAATCTATTCACCAATATCAAAACAATATTTTAAGAATGGGGATATGATAACAATCAACAAGGTTGATATCCCCCACTATAATGTATTGCTAACTAAAATCTTTACAGGAGACAAATCCGATAACATCAGTGGAATTGAAGGACTTGGGGAAAAAACATTAATCAAATATTTCCCTCAGGTGCAGGAGAAACCATGTACAATAGAAGAAATCTTGGATTGTGCACGAAATATCCCGCAAAAGAAACCCATAAAAACATTGGTTAATCTTTTGGAAGGTAAGACAAAATCAACTATATTTGGAGAACAGTTTTACCTTACGAATAAAACTATTGTAGACCTTGGTAATCCTTTAATAACAGATGACGGAAAAGAATTGGTGGAACAGATATTGACAGACAGTATAGACCCTACAGATAGGGGATACAAAAACTTAATGAGAATGATGATGGAGGACGGTCTCTTTAAGTATCTACCCAAGAATGATGAAGCTTGGGTCAACTTCCTCAAACCATTTATGAAATTAACAAGAAAAGAAAAAAGAAACATAACAAACAAAAATTAAATTATGAAAGAGCAAGACAGCACCAAAATGGAATTCCTATTGACGTTGAATGACAACATCGTAGTTCAGAGATTCTTTAACGTTAGAGGATTCAATCCTGAGGCAAAAAACTCATTGGAATTGTATTACTTTATGAGACAACTGAAAGAAGAACTTCAGTACCATCTAAAGATGAAAACTGTTATCTATATGATTGATAACAAAGAATCAATTG